CTTTCATTAAAGTCTTTTACAAGTCCGTCGGCTTGTTCTCGGTTGATGTTGTATCGTCTATGAACTGCATAACTATCGGCATTTGCTATAGCAAAGCCTTCATCTTCCATCCATTCATTAAACTTCACATTCCAGTCAAGCAAAACTCCGTCAACATCTGTAATAATTTTTTTCATACTTTTTACTCTACATTAGATATCAAATAATTCTTTGTATTTTTCAAAAAATTCTTGATAGGCAATCTTCATAGTCATTTGAACGTTGTATCTAGGCTGTCCAAATTGGTATACTGCGTGTTTAACCTGTGGATTCCATACATAAACTGTAGGATCGTTATTTTCAGGAATACCGTATTGTTCATTCTGATAAAAAATTTCAAGAGGAGTATAATCATCTCCTTTGGGTAATAAAGGCATATATACCGAACATTTTCTTACAGGATCGTTGTGAGGATAAACTTGACTTCTTCCACTTTGACTCATTATAAACCAATTTGAAACATCATTTTTGAAAATTTCTAATTTACTTTTGAGATTATCAAACGGTTTACAATCAGGCCAAGGATACATTTGCAGTGCTCCTCTAATCTTAGGATTTTTTAGCGTCTTTGTTATTTCACAACATTCATTCCACAAATCTTTGTCTATATCAATTTTCAATTTGGAAATAATATTTTGTTTTAAAGAAAGAGGCCACTGATCAACATCAGTTATTAACAATTTTCTTCTATCTTTATCAATGTATTCCATATATAAACATTAACAAACTTTTTAAAAAAAGTCAACATCATTCTGCGTGTACAGTTGAAGCAGAACTAGTTATTTTTCCTCCACTACAATTCACTGTTTCGTCAATTCTTGTTACTAATGCATTCTCAGCATAAACTGTGCTGTTTGCAGTTGCAACAGAACCAGTGTGAGGCAAACAAACTATCGAATATGTTGGATTACCGTCTTCGTCTGTCCCAGTTTGAATCCTTGTAGGAATATCGTGCGAAACGGTTGGATCACCTTTTCTGGCTATAAGTAATCCTTCAGCGTAGACAGTGCCTTGACTTACGTTGAGTGTGGTTGTTGTGTCGCAAGAATGACCTGTTGTACAACTATCAGTTTTTCTTGCGACCAATGTCATTATACTGTTATTCCTGTTGTGCTTTGCACATATTGTTTTGCCATACTTTCTTCTGTCTTATGACAAAACACCACTGCACTTTTATTTATAGCTATGTTGCTTTTTGGATCAACAGTAAACGTATAAGGTCCTAACCCAATTCCTTCTGCTGTTGCCATAAGGGCCATAGGCTTTGTGATTGTAATAGTAAGATTATCTTCTTCAACAAAACGTGCAACAATTTCATCTCCGCCTGCTGCTGTTTTAATAGTTATTGTATCGTTCTTTTTATATGGTGCTTCAATTAACATTATAGTGTGTGTCCTGTTCCTGTATAATTAGTATCTTCAATGTATTTGACAAACTGTTCAAAGCCGCCGATTTTTTGTCCGCCAACTACAATCTGTGGAAATGTTCGTGCTTCAGGAAATTCAGCAAGCACTGCTTCTCTTGTGAAGTCTTTGCCCATTTCCAAATATTCAAACTGATAGCCACGCTGTTCGCATAACATTTTTGCTTTTGTGCAACTAGGACAAGCTGGTTTACCCCAAATGTGTATCATAAGCTAAATCCTTTCAAGCTATCTTTGTTAACATCTTGTTTGATGCCGCCAATTACATAACTTTCAACTTCTGTTTCTTGTGGTGCAACTTGCAAACCTGAACTTGATAACCAATGTTGTGTCCAAGGCAACGGATTTGTGTTCACAGGAGCATCAAAGATTGCATCAAAGCCTAGTGCTTTCAAGCGTCTGTTTGCAATGTATTCTACATATTGATTGAGCAATGTTGTGTTAAGTCCAATCATTGATCCATCTTTGAATAGATACTCTGCCCAGTCTTTTTCTTCTGCTACACACTCACGCCATAGATCATAAACTTCTTCCTCGCAGTCTTTTGCGATTTTAGCCATTTCAGGATCGTCTTTGCCCTGTGCCCAAAGTTTAAGAACGTGTGTGCTTAGTGCAAGGTGTTGTGCTTCGTCACGGGCAATTAGTGAAATAATCTTAGCACTACCTTCCATTAGCTTTAGTTCACCAAAACCAAATGTACAAGCAAAACTAACATAAAAACGTAGTCCTTCTAAAATGTTAACTGTCATCATAGCAAGATACATTTTCTTTTTCACATCATACATAGAACCTTCTCCTCTGTGGAAGTAGGCATCTGCTGCTTCATTGAATGCATCATAATGTTTTGTTACGCTGGTTGCTCTAGCAATAATTTTTTCATCATCCAGTATAGTGTCAAATACTTCTGCAGGATCTGCATACACGTTCTTCATAATGTGTGTATATGAACGACTGTGGATAGTTTCAAAGAAGTCCCAAGTAACAATGCAGCCTTCTAGTTCAGGCAGTGATACGTGTGGTAAAAATGCCAAACACGGGCCACGTCCTTGCACTGAGTCTAACAATGTTTGATATTTTAGATTAGCTGTAAAAATATGCTTTTGCTCAGGACGGAATGCAGCAAAATCTGCTCTGTCTTTTTGCAAACTTACTTCTTCTGGACGCCAGAAGTAGCCTAGCATTGTTTGATTTAGCTTGTCAAAGACCGGAAATTTAAATACGTCATATCTTTGCGTATTTTGATCTTCGCCAAAAAACATATTTTGTTTTGTAAAATCGACTTTTTCTTGGTTAAAAACTGTCTTTGACATTTAGGTTCCTCTTTCTGTAACTGTATAGATGACTATACAGCCATTTAGGCTGTATGTCAAGCATTTTGTATTTATATTGCGCAGGCTTCGCACATTTCATCTTCGCTACCGTTGAGCTGAGATGGTTGTAATTCTACCTGTAGCTTTTCTTCTTCTAGTTCACTTGGATCTGTTTTATAATCATATGTGTTCTGATAATAACTGGTTTTCCATCCTAACTTGTAGGTTGTTAATAGGTCTTGTATCATTACACTCATTGGAACTTCGTTGTCTGAGTACTGTGTTGGGTTGTAACTCCAGTTACCTGATATAGCTTGATCAAAGAACTTTTGCATTACTGCAACGACATTGATATAACCTTGATTTCCTGACATTTCCCAAAGCAATGTATAATAATTTTTCAGCGTTTGATACTGTGGAACAATCTGCTTAAGAGGCCCTTTTTTCGACTTCTTAACGGACAGGTAGCCGCGGGGTGGTTCGATTCCGTTGGTAGCGTTTGACACAACAGAGCTACTCTCCGATGGCATCTGTGCGGACAATGTGCTATGTCGTAGCCCGTGTTGTTTGATAGCATTGCGTAAACCATCCCAATCATAGTTTAACTTGTTCTCCACTATAGCATCCACATCCTTTTTGTATGTGTCTATAGGAAGGATGCCGTCGCTGTATTTAGTGCGGTCAAAATACTCACAAGCACCACGCTCCTGCGCTAATTTGTTGCTGGCTTTCAGCAAGTAATATTGGAATGCTTCTGTTAAATCGTGTACCAACTGCCAAGCTCTGTCGTCTTCATATCCTACGTGGTTTTTAGCAAGATAGTGTGCCAATCCAATATATCCTACACCTAAACTACGGCGTGCTTTGGTTGACTTTTCTGCGGCTGTAATTGGATAACGCTGATAGTCGATTATTTCTTCTAATGCACGTACTGCCAAATCACACAATTCTTCTAAATCATCTAATTCTTTGATTATACCAACATTGATAGCACTGAGAATACATAATGCAATTTCGCCATCAGGATCGTCAATGTGTTGCAGTGGTTTTGTAGGAAGTGTAATCTCTTGACACAAGTTGCTCATATAAACTGTATCTTTAAAACTGCTGTGGGTATTTGCGTGATCAACATTCATAATATAAATGCGGCCTGTTTCAGCACGTTCTTTGATCAATGCACTAAACAATTCCATTGCATCGATTTTCTTTTTCTTGATACTCGTCTTGCGCTCATACATTTCATACATTGTTTTAAACGCATCTGAATCACCAAAATACGCTTCATACAATCCTGGAACATCGTGTGGTGAAAACAATGTTATTTCACCTCCGCTAAGGAGGCGTTCATACATTGTTTTGTTAAGTTGGATTGAGTAGTCTAGTTTGCGTACACGATTGTCCTCTGTGCCTTTGTTATTTTTTAACACAAGGATGTCTTCAATTTCTTGATGCCAAAACGGGAAGTGTGTAGTAGCACTACCGCCACGTACACCATTTTGTGTACAACAACGAACAGTTGCTTCAAACTTCTTAAGGAACGGAATGATGCCAGTGTGTGCAACCTCACCTCCCCTAATTTTAGCATTTACTCCTCTAATTCGTCCTGCGTTGATTCCGATTCCTGCTCGTTGTGCAGTATAGCGTCCAATAGACATATCGCTGGCAAAGATGCTATCAAGGGTATCATCGCTGTCAACAAGAACGCAGCTTGCAAATTGGCGCACTGGTGTTCTGACACCGGCCATAACTGGCGTTGGGATGTTGATCCTAAAAAGGGAGGTCGCATCGTAATATCTCCTTACATAATGCATACGTGTTTCTTTGGGATAATTTGCAAACAATGTAGCTGCAATCATCATATACATAAATTGTGGTGTTTCAAATAATTGGCCTGTTGATCTATCCTGGCAAAGATACTTATCAACTACTTGTCTCAATCCTGCATAGGTAAAGTTTTCATCACGTTTGTGATTTATGTAGCTGTCAAGCCTTTCGATTTCGTCTGCACTGTACTTGTTAAGGATATCAGGATCATATACTCCACGCTCTATATTGCTTTCAATCATTTCTTGCAGTGTGCAAGACTCATAGCCGCCAAACACTTCTTTGTTGACACCGTATGATAATAATCTGGCTGCGGCATATTGATAGTTAGGATTTTCTAAACTAATTAAATCATTTGCACTTCTAACTAAGATTTCTTGGATTTCTTTTGAGCTCATACTATTATAGAATTGGATGTTGGCATTCATTTCGATTAAACTGCTGCTAACTCCTGCTAAACCATCACACGCATATTCAACGACTTTGTGGATTTTATCAATGTTAAGTTCTTCTTTTTCGCCACTGCGTTTGACGATCATAGTAATGTCACTCATTTTATCTCCTATTATTTTTAATTAATTATACTGAGGTAATTTAGAATATTGAACTTGTGAAACCAAATTTTTATGCTTGTAAAATCCAACATTTCCATTATTATAAATTCCAATTGTATGTTTGTCAACTGAAAGAAGATAAACGTATCTACTTTTATCTCTGTCTAGTGTAATATGTATCTCAAAATTGGCCTCAGAAAAACGTTCGGTTAATTGTAATGTATAAAGAATTGCAAGTATTTTTTTAAACTCACAATAGTCATTTTGTTGTATCATTTCCCACGGATCAGGCCAAGTTTTTTCATCATACGGATCAGTACTTATGGCATTTGTAGGAACTGCATTCCAAAAATCAAACAGCAAAGAAAATGGATTTGTGCTGTGTTCTATTTCATTTCTTAGGTCGTGCCAAACGGATAAACGTTTATAGTAATCGTTTGGAAACATATTAGAATTTATAAGTCAATGTAAATTTAAACTCGTCTGTTTCTAAGCCTTCATCTAGTGTTAGATTTTTGGCTTCTATTGTAATTTTTGATCCACCTAGGGTAGCACGGAATTCTAATGCATTTAGCAATGAAGAATTTCCAATGTAAGTAAAATCATCTCCAAAATCTAAATCAGAGCTAACCAACTTGTTCCACTCTAATTTCCAAGTGCCTCTTCTTTGTACAGGTCCTGGTGTATTTTGTGCTGTGTAGCAATACTCTACTTCAATAACACCTCTGTCAACAGGCGCTGGTAATCCCATAAAATATTCATAATCTAAAAGACCTCCAATTGTAGTTGACACTGGATATTTTAGTTCTACTGTGTTTGGTCCTTCAACTTCAGGCGGGTAAAGTGAAGCTGAATTACTTAAATTAGGATCAACTGTTAAATCTGCTGTACGCTGGAAAAAATCACCATCACTGAAGTTGCCGTTTTTTGCAAATTTTACAACGCTGGTTGTAGGGTTTTGGCTGTTGGCTGCATCATTGCCACAAAAGAAAAATCTATTGTTTTTACTTGTGTTGAGTGATCCATTGTCAATTATAATTGCTTGGTTGCTGATGTTATTAAAGGTGATGTTTTCGATTGTGTTTGAATTGGGTCCAGTTAAACTACCTGCGCCTCCAAGATTAGTGTCTACACCAAATTTGAAACCATAACCAAGTGTATCCATTCTGCCACCGTCAAATTGGTTATAGCTGCTATCATCATCAGAAAGGAATCCATATGCCAATTTTTCAATTATAATATTTTTGAAACTATTATGATTGCAATCAATGCTTCCTTGTCCGCCGCTGCGTAATTTGAAAGCACCGTAGTCAACACCAACACCGGATCCAAAAGTCCATTGTCCTAATATTCTAAGATCAGAAAAAACACTGTCTCTACAATTTTGTAGGATAATAGTACCGCCATAACTTGTATGTTCGATTGTCATTCCGCTAAGTCTGATATATCTAGGCTGGTTAGTGCTATCATTTGTGCTATCATCTGCATAATTACCACTGCCTACACTGTCGCCGTTCTTTGTATAAAAAGCATTTGCTCCATTAGCAGTGATTTTTGTTTTGCCTATTCCATCTCCAACAATGTTAGCATAAGGTGGTATAAAAACCGGACTATCAAAAACAAATTCTCCAGCAGGTATTCTTAGTGTTATATTTCTATTTTCTCCGCCTAT